AAGACCTTTTTTCGCATTCGAGAGAGCGGGACCTGTGTCGTCCTTCGCCTTCAGAATAACCTCGATGATCTTTTTGCTACCGCCGCCAAACATTGTTTCTCATTTCTCAGAAGCCGTCGCCTTCGTAAATACATCCCAATCGAAGCTCGTTAGAACGTCATCGTCGAACAGCCAGGAGTGCGGTTTCTGGCCATAAGTCGTGGACATCAGGTGGAGCGCTCTTGCGTTGGCGGCTCCTTCGTTACCGCGCAAGAGCTTGGCGAAGGGCTTGCTTCAAGTCCGCTCGCCATGAATTCCTTGAAGGCTGCGTCATGGTACGCCGCCAGATCCTCGAACGAGTAACATACCGGCGGGTTGGACTGCTCACCTGCTTCGGCGATCACCGGACGGATCTGCGCGGCACGAAGTACGCCTTCGACCATGGTAGCTGTTTGGCTGGGTGTTACATCGCCCAGATTGGCCTCGCCGCTTTCTACTGCCGCTTGACCGCCCAAGGTCCCGAGGACGCTTTGAAAGCCTCGGGCCTTGGCCATGATGAATGTCGAGCGACGGTACATCTCGAACGGTACACCGTTGATCTCGAACGTAAACGTTCGCGCCTTCAAGATCGGGTCATGCATGAGCGGTTTCCTTTCTAGACCGCAGTGGTAAGAACCACCGATTGGCCTTCGAGGTTGATGGGGAATTTGGTGATGCCCTCGGCCAGCGCCGGGGCTTCGCCGGTAACGTAGCAGCCGGCCATCGTCCAGTCGCCGATGACCAGGTCGCCAGCCGACGTGCCGAGCAGGTAATGGTCGAGCTCGGCTTCGGTGTCATTTCCGGCTTCATCGGACAGCTCGACATTGAGGACGCCGGTACAGTCGTGGAGTCCGCGCCTCTGCGGCTTCTTGATGTACGAGGACCCGAGGCAGATCCGGTCAGTCCCTTCATGCGGGATTACGACCTGGATGTAGCCGCCCAGGACGCATACATCATTCCCGCCCAGGGTGATGTCGGCAAGGTCGGCGACCATCGCGATATCCGCTTCGTCCGGATTCGTTACCGCCAGGGAAACGATCTTGCCTTCCTTCTGAGTCATCCAGTCCACGGTCATGGTAATAATACCATCTGCCGTGAAGTCCCATCGGATGCTTATCGGGACCGCGCCAGTATAGCGCATCATGTGGCCACCGGTATCGACCCAGGCGGTGCAACTCTCTTCGTCCGGAGTGCCGCCATCCCCGAAGGTGTAGTCGTTCGTCGAGAGCGAACCGAAGGCCGCGAGGATCGGGCCGACGATCGCTCGGCTCGGGTTCCAGCCGACAACGATCGGACCGGCGCCATACAGTCCGATGTAGTCGCGGGTCGTCGGCTTCACCGTGCATAGCTGTTTCGGTGGACGCAATTGTTTCGCGGGCTTCAGCCCTGCCGAGATCGGATGTTGCCAGATAGGCGTTACCGCCGGGGTCCCGAAAATTGTTTCGGTCGCGACAGCGATCCCGCCACCATCGCCGATTGCGATTCCATTGATAGACATTTCAGCTTCCTCCTACCAGTTCGACCCTTGCGGGTATTTCAGACCAATTAACAGGCGGAACCCTGCCTCATTATCCGGCGTAAGTATCCCACCGTCGTGCGGACATTCGCCGAACTCGAAAGCCGCAGAGCGGCCGATCTTACTTTTCAATCCGGAAACACCAGAATGGATTGCGGTTCGTACATCTTGTTCCAGCTTGAACGCTTCCTTGCGAGGGATATCGCGCTCAACCTGCACGCTCCCTTCGATCGTCATTGTGAGAATCTGAAGCACTCTCGGGCCGTCGCCATCCGACCCGCCGACTCCATGCTCCTGTGGGCTGTGGTCGTCGACTTCGATCAGCACGGCGAACTTCGTGCCTGATGTCCGAAACTCTTCCATGTTCATGGTAACGAATGGATCGGTATTATATCCGCTCGCGATCCGGATTCCCTGGAGCTGACGGAAGCAATAGAGGAACAGCCTCCATGCGATAAAGTCATCAATCTTTTTCGGCGTAGCCATTTCTTTATTCCTTTACCAGAGCTTCGTCGATTCGCTTTCGCATTATGACATCCCGATCTCTGATCGATCCCTTGACCGCGATATCGAGAGTTGGGCGCGGGGGGATGACCACCCGTTTCGTCGCAACCCATTTGCCGTTGACCTTGAACCGAAGATACGTTTTCTTCCTCGGTAAGATCACCTTACCCTTCTCCAAAACTTCCGCACGAAACAGATCGCTTCCATACGAGCCCTGGAGATCACCGAGCCGAAAGCTGATCCCGAAACTTCTGCGAAGCTCGCCGCTCCTGGTGGTCCATCGCCTCCTGATCGGAGCGCCGCCGCCCCGCTTGACTACCTGCTCTTTGTGAACTGATTGGAGAATCGCGAGGCCATCTCGGATCCCCCGCGATTGCGCCAGCTTCAGATCCTTCGACACCGCTCCGGTAACAAATCGCTTCGCTTGGTTGCGCCCGAAAACAAACCACATCCCGCCAGCCATTAGACGATAACCCTGTATGGAGCCCAAAGCTCTTGGACAGTTCGAATGATACCACGAACATCAAAGGTCGTGCTCTCGTCTCCGCTCGATCTCTGAGTAACGCCGACTTCACCTTCATACCGATTGAGATCGACCCGGCCCTGAAGGATCGCACCTTCGGTCACGTTCCCGGGTATCGCCGCCCAGCCGCCCCGGTAAGTTACTCTCGCGATGTAGCAGTCGCCGAACACCGGGAAGATCCCTCCCGCCGACTCCAGCCGCGCCTCGTAGTTGTCCGAGTAACACGCGATGTCTTCGTCAGAATACAGATAGGTCGAGACAACGTTGTGGCCGTCGAAAATCTCGACTTTCACATCCGATGCAATATGGACAGGAGCGCAATGGAGGTAAAGAATATTTGGCGTGTCGCCGCGAAGATGCTCGACAATATCGACGGAAACATCTTGGTTGAGCTGGACGCGTTCAGTGAAAAGCCGAAACTTTTCCGAGAGGGAATTGACGATCATCTTGCCAACGGTATCGTCGGTAATGCTAAGAAGGCTCATCGCATCTTCGAGCGCAATGATCGGATCGCTGTCTGTTACCAGGGTCATGCTCATTGCCTCCTACGGCGCGACATAATGGATCGGGTCGATTACGTCGATGACAAAGGGATCGGCATAATCCACCAACCCGCCTTCTTCGATCCTGACCTGAGCTTTATACTCGCCTTCGGTATCGACTTCACCAGCGGCCGGCATATAATAAACCCAGCCATCCGTGCCCGCTTCCACCGTCATTGTTGCCGCCTGGATCTTGTAGGTGTCGCCGAGCTTGGCTGATAGCTTGACGGTGTTACCTGTCTGGTCCAGAATGTTCCCGTCGTCATCGCGGACCTGAGCGCGGATCTTACGGCCAGTTGCGCCGACATAGAACTCATGGACGGCCATCTCTGATGTTGCTTTCATCTCAATCCTTTTGCCCGTACTGAGGCGGGCCTCCGATAAGCGGGATAAAGATCGTGCCGACTACTTCGCTCCATTCGCTTTGCGGGTCGCCTTCATAACTCCACGAATAAGTAATATCGTAAGTCAGCCCACGATGGAGCGCATTGGAGATCGTGCCGGTACCTACATGCGGAGTGTTCTGATCGGGCGTTGACCAAGAAAGCAGGTAAGTGATTCGCCCAGGGGCTTCGAGCTTGAACCGGATAACACAAGGGTCGTTTGAGGTAGTGTTATCATATGCGGAGATATAAGCACCCGGAAGGCCAAGGTCGAGCGCGATCATATGCCAGTCAGTAAGCTCTGGATCGGGCGAGGCGAACTCGTTGAGGTTGCCTTTCCGTAGAACGACAGAGCTGGACGTGCGATTTATTACCGCACGGCCAGCCTTGCACAACTGAAGCTCGTCGCTTCGTTTACTTGCCACCACCGGCATCGGCCTTGCTTCCGTCCTTGCCTTCATCGGGGTCGCGCTCGGCGTTCTTCGGCTTGCCCTTCGGCTCAGCGTTCTTTGTCTCCCAGTGTTTCAGGAGCTTGTCAGAGAAGTCCTTCTCGGCCTCGACGTATTTCCCATCGACGAGAAACCGGAAGCGGTTGGGACTCATCTTCTCGATGCGCGGGTCGAAGGTATCATCCTTCTGAGCGAGGTCGCCGTTCGGCATCCGGATCGCTCCGCGTCCGAGGACCTTGCATGGGCCACCGCCGTCGCGCTCGTCGATCCCTCGCGATTCGAAATTGCGAACCGAGCTTGTCGGCATCTTGCCTTTGAGATCCAACCGCCCGTCCTTGATCTCGGCTGTAACGCCCTGCGCCTTCTTTGCAGACATTCGATTCCCTTTCTTTGTGCGCTCCCGGCCGGGGAGTTGTTACGCAACCGGGGCCGAGAGCGCTTGAGGCCATTATCGCATGGCCGTTACCTGGCTACGTCGCACCGATGGTGCTGAAGTGCCATTCCGCGGTCTGCCCCAGAATCCAATCGTAGTGATTGAAAGCTCGCAGATACGAAGCGTTCTGCAAGTAGGGTGTGCCCGCGTAGGGGTTGATGTCGATCGTGTAGGACGGGGATTCGCCCAACAGGATCGTGCGGGGATCGCCGAGAGCGATGCACCGGTTCGTGCCGTTGGTCATCGACGGATGGCTGATCACTTCGTAGCCGAGCAGGGTCGTCGGCGCACCAGTCCGGGGATTTCCCCAAACAAGCATTCCGGTCAGCTCGGACGCGCCGACAGCTTGGGCTGCCAAGCTCATGACATCGGTCGGATGCATAAAGAGCGCGTTTTCACTCGGCTTGGAAGCGAAGACGTTGTCGGCGATACACGCCTGCAGGAAGGTGACCACGTTCGCGAAGGTCGCGGTCGCGATGTTTCCCTGATCGGTGGCATCGGTGATGATACCGTTCGACGGTCCAGCGGTCGAAGCCACACCGGCAAGAACCGAATGCTCCAGCATGGTGACGATCGCATGGATGATCCGCAGGGTCGCGACCGATCCGAAGTTCACGCCGGGGCTGGTCAGGAGCTCGTTCTGCACCGTGAGGTAACAGCCGAGCAATTCGGTCAGCATGGTGAGCTGTTTGAACGCCATCGGCGTCGCTTCGTGGGTGATGGTCGCGGGCTCCGCTCCGCCCCAGGTCGCGACCGGCCGGGTCAGGTCGGCAGGGATCTTGGCGGTCGTGCCGGGCGCGAGAGTCATCGAAGTCATGCGCGGCTGGAAGTCGCCGTACAGATCCCGAAGCTCGATGATCCCAGGGATGAACAGGTCTGGGATCAGATAGCCGGCCGTCGCGTCGGTAACGGTCCCGAACGTGACAGCGGCCTTCTGCTCGTTCATGAGGTCTTCGATCTTGATCCCGCCGCTCAGCTCGCAATTCTCGGGGACCTTGCCCTTCAAGGAGTGACCGGCGATCCCATGCATGAACTTGTCGAACTCCCGCAGGAAGTCGTCGGCTCCAGATGGGCCGTAAGTTTTGGAAAGCGATGCTTTCACCGCCTTAACCTCTGCGGAAATACGTGCCCGGTCAGCTTCCGTGTCGGCCTTCATCTCCCCGATATCAGTATGGGTTTTCTCGATCTCTTCAGCCATCTTCTTCTGGCTGTCGGCGATCGTCTTCATAGAGCTGCCAAGCTCCTTGAACTCGTCGTCGGTAATGCCGCTTTCGGCACCGCCGCCGCCGCCGCCAGCATCGTCAGGGGCGAGCAGGAACGGCATCACCATGAATGTCATCAGCTTTCGCATTGTTACTTCCTTCTGTAAGGGTCGTTCAGCGACTTCGCTTTTGATCAGACCGTAGCCTGTCCTGCTCCGTCTAGGTGGCTGTGCCGAATCGCCTCAGCGCACCATGTAGTTCCTTGAGCATCTTCGATCGGCCCGAGGACAATTCACTTTGTTTGTTTACCACCAGGATTCGCTCGTCGCAAGAAGAAACATCATCTCCAAGCGATTTCGTGAGATCATTAAGGATTGCGACCTGCCGCATCAAGTCGGCCAGCTCTTCCTTGAGTTCCTGGATCTCAGCATCATTGCCGCCTTGCGCTTCCTGGGCGTGGGTATCAAACCCGAGAAGCGATTTCATCGCGGTATCGGTGTCGAGGTTGCTTCCCCGATTGGCGAAGCTTACCTCGATCAATTTCTGCTCGAAGAACTCCCGGCCCAGGTATGAGTCGGTATTCTTATCTCGCCTCGACTCGCTGGTGATGCCACGGAACCCGACGCTCGATTCACGAAGTACCCGGCGCTCCAGCTTACCGTGGATGTGCATCGCGAACGGATCGCCTTCATCCATCTCGATCGGATCGAGTGCCAGTACGCGGCCGAGGCTGGCGTCTTTCGTTACCTTCGCCCTGGTCATCGGGCCGCTAAGGTTCGGGGTGTAGCGCTCATGTTGCCAGAGTAACAGGGGGATCTTGTTGAAGTGGTCGAGGAGCCAGCCAGCCCCCTTCTTGTTCTTGCCCTGGCGAATAACATCGCCGTCGCTGTCAGGGTTCTCGGTGCTGACGATTGCAGTAATCACCTTACCGTCTACCTCTGGGTCCGGCAATCCGCTCACCGCCTTGAGGACAAGCAACTCGCCATTTTCTAATTCGATTACCGACATCTTTAAACCTCCAAGGACGGGATCGTTTCGCACCGACAATTTATTACGTTACCGGCTTTGCCGCCTTCTTGCATCGGGTACTCAAGGCCGCAAGCAAATTTCTCACCGTCGCCGATTGCTCTTATCTGGCCGTCACTGCCTGCGTGGTTGAATGGATCATCACGCACCTTCTCGTCGCCTGCGGTCAACCATTTATGCTTCTTGAAGCCCTGGCCTTTCATCTCTTCGTGGCGGGCGAAGTTGAAAGCCGAGCCGAGTTCGGTCCTTGCGATCGTGATCGCTCTGTTGATACCGCCCGGAGCTGATTCGAACCGTCCTTTTATCACCCGTTGGATACCTTGAACTCCATCGCCGTCCTTGATCGACTTGATAGTTGCTTGCTTAACGTCATCGAATAGATCGTCGATAACATCATCGGCGATAAGGTTCTCGCGACGGTCGAACCAAGCGTCGACTTCGGGGCGCCATTTATGTTTGCCCTTGAATACCTCGCGAAGCTGATCGCTCATCTTGCCTTCGACGAGTTCGATAATCGATGCCTCACCTTCTAGGGCGGCGTGTTCATGTGCCCCTCTGGTGAAAGCGGCGACAGCTTTCTTTGTCGGCCCTCGCTGCTTCTCGATCGACTCGGGAGTAATGCCGGTCTTGTTGAGTGCGCTCTGGATGATCCGCTTCCATTCGAGCCTGAATGCCTTCTCCAGTTTAAACATCCGCATCTGCCGCTGGAGATAGATACGCGGATCTCTTGCCCGCTTCTCGATCAGACCGTTTGTCAAGGCGGGGCCATCGGCGAGCGAGCGCACCACGCCTCCAGCGGCCCCGCCTGACTGCCCAGCCGAAGAAGGCGCAACGGCGGGCGTCTCGCTCCATTCCTTGATCAGTCGTTCGATGGGGGCGAGAGCAGAGCTTACGAGAACCGTTTCGTTACCCGGGACCATCGCCAAATCGAGGCCGAGGTTGAATCGGTCATTGAGAACCAGCCAAGGCAATCCATTTTTGTGAGCCTCGCCTGCGATCTTGAATTGCTCGCCCGCATCTTCCTGAAGCGCCGTAACATTGCTGTAATCGAACCGGACGTAACACGCATCGGAAGGTCGCGCTGTCTCGACGAAGAACTTATCGAATGCATCTTCGATGCCCTTCAGTTGCGGCTTGAGGGTCTGGTGGAAGTACGCTTTGATACGGCCCTGGAAGGTCGCGTACTTGTCGATGTCCTCGATGCCGAGTAACGATTTCGACAATCCGTAGACCGCGCAGATCTTATCGGGTTGCATCTTCTGGCTTTCGAGAATCTTCAGATCATCTTCGAGAAACTTCGGGTCGATGACTTTCAGACCGGTAGGCAATACGACATCCCTGGCGACCCGGTTGCGGTGGGCTCTGCGACCCTTCAATGTTTCGCTGGCCTGCTCGCGCTGACGCCTCGTCGTTCCCGTCGGGGCTTCATACATAACCGACCGCTCGCCGCCCCGGGCCACGATATCCTGCTGTAACGTGTCCGCGCCAATGTCGATGTTATGAGCCTTCGCCGCCGCACGGAGAGGCGGTTGTCCACGATGGGGATTGGTCGGATCGATGAAGCGATGATGGATAATGTTTTCCGGAGCTTCCACATGATGCTCGCGTCCGCGTCGATACTCCCACATAGCAACATCCGCGCCATCCATCTTCGGTTTCCAGCTCATCGGCTCGGTGAACTGGTACATCATGCGTGGCATTATCGGATCATCGAACATGATAAAGAATTCGCCGCGAAGCTGGAGCAAGGTAACGATCCATTGGATGAACTCGCTCGTCGTGAAATATGGATTCGGATTCTTGAAGAGTTGGACGGTCGGGTGAGACTCAGGCAGGTCGCTTTCCAGATCCTGCGGATCGCGCAAGAACTTCAGCGGTACGCCGGAAGCGTCTGTACCGAGGCGCTTCATGCAGGAGTATGCGGTCCACCCGCTATCATACGCACTTTCGATGCCTTCGGCTGACCCGTAAATGATTTCCTTGCCGCTGAGGAAGAGACTTTCGAGGGTAAGGGTTGTTGATTCCTTTTGCTCGGTGGCGACGGCATCTAGCTTCCGCGTAAGCTCATCTGCTGTTACCATGCCGACTTTATTCGCGGCCCAGTCAATGAATGACATTGTTACTCCTAATCAACGAAGTCCACATCGAAGCCGCCGATGATCTCATTCATGCCGCTCGCGCCGATCCAGAGTGCCATCAATCGGTCGCCGTAGTGATCGGCTTCGGGGCTCCACACTTTCATCTCTTCGCGGAGTTGCCGGATCTCGTAGTGTGGGGCGAAGTCCCAGCGTCCCATCTCGATACCCGAAACAAGTCCCTGTATCCCGAGTTCGGAATCTCTTCGCTTGGATGTGGTCGTCCGGCCTGTAACGTTAATATCACCAGCGTCCTCTTCTGTCAAGCCGATAGCTCGCAGCATTTCGGCGTCCCGTAACATCTGGACAATGTAAACCTGCGCGGCATTATCCTCGACAACAAACTTCGCGTAGCCGCCTGCACGACTTATCGGCTTATGCAATGTTCGATAGATGTATGCAATCCGACGCAAGATCGCGGTCCCTTCCATATGATCGGACTCCAGGTTAACAAGCTGGCGGCGGTGGCCTCGTGCGACGATCGTCGCGAAGGCGGTAAGGTCATGTGACTCGCCTTTCCTGGTGGCGAGATCGATACCGGTAACGCATTCAACCTGGAGATCATATCCCTCGATCGGCCATTCCTCGATGTACGAACAGCGGCCATAAGACGCGTCCCAGTATTCGCGCTTGAACCAATTCTGTGATTCGCTCAGCGCCATGTTACGGAACTGGCGATCGTATGCAGTCGGCCCGAGTTCGCCTTTCGTCGCGGCAAGGCGATCAGCCGGCCACTGTTCGGGCCAGAGGGTTTCGCCTTCGTGCTGTCCTTCTTCAGCATCGAACTTGACACTGAACCATCGCGGTAACTTTGCCAATTCGTGCAGGGCATCGTCAGCGAACCATGCGGTGTCAAGAACCCAGATGAAGCCGCCGTCCATTACCCGGCCGATGATCTCATCTTTGATCAGCTCCAGGATCCATTCGCGGAGATTCTGTGAGCGGGTATTCTTTTTATCGAGAACGTTATCGAGGATGACGCCATGGAGCCGGGACCCGAGTATCTGGCCATCGACCCCGAAGGCTGTCAGGCTGGCGTCCTTGGCCCCTGGAGGACAGCCATGGATCCGGATGGATGTGTTACCCCATTCCTCCCGCGCTTTGCTGATGGCGCTTATCTGCGGTCTGAGGTCAGGGTAACAAAGTTGCAGGCGGTCATTGGTTTCGATCTCCCGCTTGATCGATCCGAGGACCTTGCGGGCCTGCTTGTCCTTCGAGCTGATGTACGCGTACTGGCGATCCGGATGCTCGCCGAGCAACCGGCAAAGAGTCATCTTCGCCTGGGTCGTCTTACCGTGCTCGATGGGGAACCACATCACCAGCCGGTCGTTTTCCCAGACGAGCTGTTGCCATTGCCGGTGATGCCAGCCCTGGACGAGCGGACCGTCTACTTGATCATCACGGAAACACCATTCACATTGGAAGTTCGGATCGTGGAGGGCTCGCTCGATCTCGGCTTGATACTTATCCTGGCCAGTGGTAACGATCGCTTGCCGAGCGGCTAGGAGATATTCAGATGCTATGCTATTGACGGCCATCGGCGAGCTTTTCGATGTCGTCGATAATGGCGATCTGAATCTCGCGATCTATTACTCGCCGCATGACGATTTCCATTATTTCTTTTATGAAGTTGCGGGCCTTCTCTAAGTCCACATGGATTGTGCGGCTGTCGCTTTTCAGCTCGACGCCTTCCATCCGTGCGATCTCTTTGTCGATATCATGAACGAGCCGCATATCGCGGCCCTTGATGCGGACATCTCCCTTGATACCGGTCGGCTCCTTGAAGCCGGTCGCGGCTCGCCGCCTAATGCTTTTCAGTCGAGCGACATAACCCTGGCGACCGCTGTCGACATCCTTTTCCTCGACGGCAGCCTTATGCCATTTGCGAATCGTTACGATATCATTCTTTATCGTTCCATGTGTTACATCCCACTTCTCTCCGAGGATGTCGTGGATCTCTTTGGCACAATAGAAGTTCAAGTATAGCTCTTCGACTTCCCGAAGTCGCTGTCGCCGCTTTTGCGTAACAGTCCGGTCAGCCATTGCCAGTCACTGCCTCGTTAAACAGAGCGATGAAGCAATCGACATCTCGCTCCGCACCTTCCGCCTTGCAAATCTCTTTCCATTCCAACCATAGCTTATATGTATCCGGGTCGCACGGAAAGCTCACGCGCTCGGTAAGGGTTTCGTCCTTCGGTGCCGATGCACCCAATTCGCCCAGCTCGAACAACCCGCTCGCCATGTCGGCCATATTCTCAAGCGTTACCAACGATTCAGGCATGAATGCGGCCAAGTCGCTGAGGGTATCGTATTCCGGCAAAATGTCGTTGACCAGGAGTTGCGCCATAGCTATCTGATCCTCTTCGAACCACTGAGCGTTTCTGCGATGAGCAATTCCCGCCGCCTTGCCTTTGGAAATCTTACCGAAATCCTCGACTCGCACATTCAGCAAGCCCATGCGAGTGATCGCACGCAGCCTGTGGTTCCCGTCGATCACTTCCAATTTGCTGCCCAACCATCGGACGGCGGGGACACCGTAACTCCCGTCCTCGATTATGCTGTTGACCAGCTTTTCCATTTTCTCATCGCTGCCGTCTGCCTTAGGATTCCATTCTGCAGGAATCAGATCGGCGACCTCGACGATCCTCATTTCGCTTTTCTCTTC